AAACTATGATTATGACTATCAGCAGGGTTTTTAAATAGATCCATTTTGTAATATTTCCATAACTAATTTTTCTTTCAACTGTTGAAGTCTGGGTTCAAGTTGATGACAGGCTTCGGCTATTTCATGGTCAGATCCCCAACCAAGTTGATGGTTTAAATGATATGCCCATTTGGCTACACTATCTTTTTCTAACTGCACGTCTACAGCATTATGCTTAGGACGGGCCTGTATGCACAGGTTAAATTCATCAAGTAGTTGTTGGGCACGTTCTCTAAAGTCTATCATACTACAATATCCTCCATACCCGCAGTTCTTAAACGAACCACGTGACCCAGCATAAAGTTTTTACTTTCAATGCCTTTCATAACACCTAACCATTTGTTACGCAGTAATGCTACTTCGTTGATAATAGTTTCCATGTCGATGACTTCATCTTCGGCTTCGGCGTACTTTTCAGCATCACGTGACGTTAATGCACGGGCATAGGCTTCAAGATATTTTTTATAGTGAGTTTGTCTGATACGACGTAACTGTATATTTAGGTATTCTAATACTGCTTCTATTTCCTGTAATTGATTAAAACGGTGTTCAGTTTCGCCAGGCAAATTACTCAAGGCTCTTTCTACATTGCCACGTATTTTAATATCTGCCTTGGCTGCTGCAAGTTCCTGCTCATAGTATTCAATGAAAGCAGGAATTTCACCTAAGTTTGCAACAATTTTATTATACCACATATTTTTCGTACTCGGTTAACCAGGGAAATACGCTACGCCAATTGGTATTGCGTCGACGATCTTTTTCGTCTAAGAATGTAAACAATTTACCAATTTCAACGTGATTAATCAGGGTTGATTTGATTTCATTTGCTATACTTGTCATATATTGAACAGCTCTCTGATCATCTGTAGTTGTATTAGGCATTAAGTTTAACACATGTTCAAAGTCTTTGTCAAACACACCAGGACCAAATATATTTGGTCTCATATAACTGGGTCCAGGTTCTGTTACACTAAAGTAATGACCAACTGTCCTTATTCCTCGCCAATTATTTAATTTCGTAACTAAATCTGGCATAGTTTTAATTGTTAGTGCAGATATAGTCTGGTTAATATTTAACTTGATCCATTTTTGTTTTACCAAATATTCAAAATTATTTTGCCATGTGTCTAAGTTTAATCCGTATCTTACATATTCTTGTTCAGCACCCCAACAGTCAATACTGGCAGTAATTTCAACTCGTTTGATTTTTCTTTTTGCTACTAATTGTTTAAATTTATCAATTTTATCAACTAATATATCATTAGAAATCATGAGATTTGTTACTATATTAAATTCGCACTTGGGATTTGGATTGTTTTGTATAAAATTAATAAGTGTATCTAATTGTTTTTGATAAAATGGCTCTCCACCTAAAAAATGAAATCTTTCTAGATTCACAAAATTATTTTTCATCCACTGCCAAAATTTTGGTTCTAGTTCGTCTATATTCTTTTTTGCCAGCGGGAATAATTCTACCCCATTTTTATTAAAGCTACCAAATTTGTTAAACTCTTGATCTATACTAGAACTCAGACCAGGATTACAATATAGACAAGATAAATTACAGGTATTATTAAAGTATACTTCCAGAATAGAAGGAGTTACTTTGACCAGGGTTAGGTCATTGGGATATAGACCCGGAATAGAATTATGTAACATTCTGTCACTGTATCCGCCCTGGGTTTCAATTCCTTTGCAGTATTCACAGCCGCCGGTGGGCCAACGACCGTCAAGCATTAAATTGCGTGCCTGCAATTTATTTTCTGTGTTGTGAAAATTGTCAAAGTTGTCCGGTGTTAATTGACTAAATGATGCTCGATGACAAGAAGCGGTTTCACCAGAATTAAGATAAAGAGTACTCCAGCCCCACTTTAATTTACAGGCTGTCTTGGTGCTAATAGGAAAATAATTGTTTACCACTCGTCGATATTGCCTTCGTTATCATCATCGTCGTCAGCTGAATACTCTTTAAGAGCACGTTTTAGTGCGCTATCAGTAGCGCCAAATTCTCGCAACTCTTGATCGCCTAGCATATCGACCATAACGCTCATTAGGTTGTCGGCTGCTTCTTGACGATCCTTGCTAGGGACATACTGTTTCATTATAGTGTATAATTCACTTAATACTTCTACATCTATACTCATTGTTTTTCCTTTTTAAATACGATTAAATCGTCTGTACATCCTGTACACCTGGGCTGTTGACAGGTTGTGGGATTATCAAATAATGCCCAACCTGTGGCTAAATTTCCTAATAGGTCGTTTAAGCATTCTCCACTGTATACTGTAAGATCTGCTTCAATTAAAATTCTTTGTTGTCCAGCCGAACATTCCCAATCTTTCCAGTTATCTATATTTTCATTATGCATCCAGTTTGCATTAATGCGATAAGTTTCATTATTGTCTAACATTATTTTGCAATTACAGTACGGATGATTTTCAAATTTCAAGATTTAACTTACCTTTAATTACTGGGTTTTCTCTTGTTCTAAGACTGTAATCAACTTCATTTAGACTATAACTAACTCCTAAATTTTCTAATAACAGTTTGTATGCATTGATTCTATTTTGATTCCAAAACTCATTCATGATATTTACATGTATAAATTTTTTATCTGGTATAGAGATTTTAATATCTCTAATCATATTAAAAAACTTTTGTTCATCGATGTGCTCTGAGTGTACACTAAATGAAATATTATCAACATATTCAAACATTCGAGTATAATACCTGGTTGTGGCACTACCATTTGTAGTTACTAGAATTTGAAATATGCTGTCCTGATATTTAGTTCTAAGCCATTCAACAAAAGGTAAAAAATCTCGATTGCTGGTTAATTCTCCGCCGGTAAATGAAATTTTATATTTTAAATTTTTATGTTGAGATTTAGAATATATATCTTTCCAATACTGTTGTAATTCAGCTAAGGTATGTTGGCGACTGGTTATGTCGTGCCACTTGGTAGGGCAGTACATACAATCATAGTTACACCTAGTGGTTAGTCTCCACGTAATTGAGAAATGTTCCTCTATAGGGATAACTTTAACAATACGTGGATCCATTAATTATTCTGTTGCTTCTTCTGTTATAGTTTCAACAACCTGATGTGGATTGGCTGTGAAGTCTGTCATAACTCGATCTAACGATCCATCTTCATTCCGTTCCCAGGCTTTGCGGAACTGTTTAATAACTGTGCCATCTGTTAGTGTGTATTTTAAACTATTACCTTCTTTGGCCAGTAGACCTTTACCTTCAAACAGGTCAACTAAGCCCGAGTAAGGATTCATACCTGTTTCATAAGGAATCTTAACCTGTACCGATTCAAATGGCTTGGCATAACGAGTTTTCATAATTTTACAAGCAGCACGAATACCTTTAACTTCCGAAATCTTGTTGCCATCGTCATCTTCTTTAAGTTTCAACTTACGCATAGCCACCACAATTGAACTGGCATAAATAAAACCTTGTCCACCCGAGATCTTGTCATCGGGGTCAAACATATCCTGTGACGCATAGGTATGATTAGTGGCCACTAACCCAATGTTTAAGGAGCCAAACATGTTTACACAGTTACGAACCAAGGCAGTCAAGGCCTTGGGCTTACGACCCATATCACCTTTTAGATCGCCCGCTTCAAACTGATTTACATCAGTCGGTGTTAGTAGCATACCCAAACTGTCCAGCACAATTAAAACTTTTGGACGTTGATCTTCGGGTAGTTCTTTATAACTTTTTACAAACTCTGTGATCATTTTAGCCACATCGTCGATCATGGCCATGTTGAGTTTAAGTAACTTGTCTTCTGATGTATCTACGCCTAATGCGTGTAACCAGGCTTCGTCTAGGGCATTTTCTGTATCAATTAAGATCACATAGATACCTTGTTCTTGTGCATTCTTAACCAGGTTTCCTGAACAGATAAAACTTTTACCAGCACCAGATTCTCCGGCAAACACAGTGACCTTGCCCATTGGAATTCCTTTATGGAAGTCTCCTGAGATTAGATAATTCAGTGCGTAGTTGTTGGTTGATATCCAATCAGTTGGATCATTGAATCCTACACTGATACCATCAATACTTTTAGTAATACTTTTTCGAAACTTTGATACATCAAACGGTTTGGTGATTGCCATAATTAATTTCCTTTATTGTTTGTATAATACTATTATTTTTGAAAAACGTCAACAACTACATTTCTTTTTATTAATTCCATAAAATCTTCTTGTTGCTCTGCTTTTGGTGCACAAAATCCACAGGCACATATATCCTTAATACATTTAATAACAGGCATAGTTGAAGTTTCAAGTTGTGTTTGTAATGTTTGTATAATTTCATTGCTTTTACTTAGATGCCCTAACGGTTCTATCTTTCCAGTTGTACTAGTTTTACAATCTTTGTTAGTATATACAGTACCATTAACCTGACGAACAAACAAGAAAAACCAATTTACACTACAACTCCAGTCTTGAAATCCTTGTCGCGGAACAAAACTTACACTTGATTTTAAATCTCCGTTTAGACTTAACTTTCTTCCACCGCAGCAAGGTCTACCTTCGTGTATGCTACTCACACTATTATTTTTTTCCCCGACTAACTCTATCATTGGTTTATAAGTTATTTTTTGTGCGTTAGATACTTTATCAATCCAAAATGTTTTTAATTTATTAAACTGCTCTTGATTATACATCCAGTTTAATTCTAAATTATCCAACGGTTTGGCCACATATCGTAATTCATTTAACTTACAAAACTCTATTATGTCTTCAGAATCGGCAAATAACTCAGAGTTATTATGCATCATAATAACACATTTAAATCTTTTATTCTGTTCTTTAAGATACAGTATATTATCTTTATATTGCTGTTTTTGTTTTGGTAAGTTTTCTGCATGATAGCTAACGCTAAATTCATCAATTAACGGAACTATTCGTTCCCATTGGTTCTTCCCGACTACTCCGTTAGTAGTGCAAGTAATAGTTAAATGCCAATTGTTTTGATATGGTTTGTACTGAGATCTGCATTCTTGTAATATTTCTACTATGTCTGGGTGAAACAAACTTTCTCCACCGTAAACATTTAATATAACTTTTCTTTGACTCGGCTTTTTATATTGCATGTACAGATCAACATAGTCATACATAAAATCAATTGATTTTAAACACTCGTTCAAAGGTGGATGGGTTGTAGTATTGTCGTGCCCACCGTCTATACCAGAAACACAATAAGAGCAATCTAAATTACATAACTTAGTCAATTCCCAATCTAATAGAAAGCTAGGTACATTAGTAGGGTCAAGAGCAAAGCCAATGGAATTTATTTGATTCATCATTAATTATTTTCAAATACAATTAAATTGTTGTTGATATTAGAATTTTTAATAATTAGTTTTCTTATCATTGCTATGTTTATTTCGTAATCGGTAAAATTTGCTAAATTTAACCTTGGCCCAACTGTTGGTATATTATTATCGGTACAAAAATTTTTATACTCAATTGGAGCTGTTTGAATAATTGGTCTATGTACGTTTATATGCACTTCTCCGCCTATTTGTGAATAATCGTTTGTGTCTATATCACTGATATTATTATCAAAATGTAACCACTTATCAAAAGTATTTCGACCAAGCTGGGAGAATGCTATTGATATGTTGCAACGATTAAAATTTAAAATATCAATTCCAAATGGGTTTTTTATTTCCCATCCTTTTTTTCTATATGATATATAAATCTTAAATCATTTTCAATACTATGTAAGATTTTATTTATTTTGTTCCATGCTTCAAAAACAATTGGATCTATACTCTTTAATAAAGTAGGTAGTGTTGGATAGGAGTGTGCTATTAATACCCAATCATGGTGTAACTTGTTTAAAATTGATTGTTCTAATAGATCTAAATTAAGAAATTGTTCAAAATTATTTAATTTGAACTTAGAAATTAATGTGTTAGATACTAATTTAATTTGTGTATATAGTATTTCTTGGCAATCAAAATTAATCATGGACTCAGATAAACTAAAACTGTTGCTATTGCTTTTGTTTAATTCTGATACCCAATGCTCTGCAAATTCTTGATTGCAAACATCCAATGGAAGTTCGTCGCCGGTAATAGCCCAAATTAATTTCATATATTAAAGACTAGACAGAATGGTTAGTTCTGTCTAGTAGGTTATATTACTGAGTTTTACGGTTACGGATCATTGCTAAAATATCTTCAGCTTTTTGGCTGGATGGTTTAGCTGGCGCGGCCTGTGCTGGAGCAGTAGGAGCCGGAGCTTCATCTTCGTCAGCGGCCACAGCACCAGAATTTGGTGCAACATAACCTTGAGCTTTTGCTGTTAGAACAGGTGTGTCTTCATCTACATCTGCCACTGCTGGCGTTGCACCACCTTTGACTTCTAAGCCATATGGCTTGTAGTACGCACCCCAACGATCTGGATCGTATGGTTGACCATCTACTGATGCTTCGAACATTTCTTTGATAACTTTGAGTTCTACTTCGCTGGGCTTCTTAGGTAAGAAGTCTGCTAGGTTATATAAACCAAACTGTTCAATAGCTGCAGTTTCGTCAGCGTTAAGAGCAGTTTCTTTACGTGCCCATGTACTAGTGTTGTAGTCTGCATAACCACCTTTGCTGGTTTTTTTGATGTTAAAATCAAGCCCAGCTTGATAATCAGTCGGTAAGTTCTCCATTTCTGGATCCATTAATGCGTTTTTGATTAAGTTAAAGATCTGCGGACTAAT